AGAAGTTCAGAATATAATAAAATTGATTTTTTTTAACTACAAAATAGTTAAAAAACAAAGATGACTACTGTAATTCACCGAAACGTATGCCTCGAACCTAGATTCCTGGACCAAAATCTCGAGACTCATTTGCTCGAGAAAATTAAGATATCTACACATAATGAGTGTAGTAAGGAACATGGATATATTCTTGACGTGAAATCTGTCAAGATCATCAGCAACAAGATTTCATCAGCAAACTCTGATATCGTGTTCAAGGTTGAGATTAAGGCAGACACTCTCAAACCAAAGGAGGGTAACATCATTTCGGGTAACGTCTGTATGATTTTCCAAGATGGTATTTTTGTGGACATTCAGGACAGACTCAAGATATTGATTCCATTGTCGGAACTTGGAGGTTATGAACTAGACGACTCAGCAACCCATTACGCAAAGGGTGTGTCACAAATCAAGAAAGGAGACGTTGTACAGGTAAACATCAAGGCGACGAAATATGACAAGAAATCATTTAGTTGTTTTGGAAGTCTCGTTGAAGAGTAAGAACTTAAAGATATGCGTATTAAATAGAAATGTCTGAAATGGAAGTACTTAGAGAGTTCAAAAATGCACTCATCTCCTTTTTCGACGAACTGATCGATCAGTTCCCTGGGGAAGGGGATCTAGTTATTATACGTATCTTTTTAAAGGATCAAATCCCTATAAAAGATGTAATGGATCAATTTATGTTCAAGTTGAACACTGATAATCAAAAACTGAGGAAGATGGTAAAGGAACGGAATGAGGCTTTTTTCCTAAACGACCCACTCGTCTTCAGTACAGACCCGAACAAGGTTTCCCACTTTAAGAAATTATGGAGATCTGGGAGACTTGATAAAGACGATAAGGAAGTCGTATGGCGGTGGATAGAGTCGTTCGTTTATCTTGGTGATAAATATCTCAAATCGGTTGCGAACTAGAATACCAATATTTTATTACACTCGTAATAAAATAGACCTAAGTATGAAATGCTCATTAAATACTTTGTATACGACTTCTTGGGACATACCTAAATTGTTCAAACCATTCATTCATTGTCATATCGGTGTTCCGAAATATCATCTTTGTATTTCTTATTCTTATCATTCTTTGATTATCAATATATTCCGTGTGACGTTGGTTTAACCAAAACAACATTAAACACACGGAATCTGCTATATCATGTTTTCTATTATACGAATCGTATTGTTCTATCAGACCAGGTTCTGTCAATTGACTTCTACAAATCTTTTCCGTTATCTTTTTCCTCATTTCGTACTCAAGTTTCCCAATATTAAAGAATTTATGCATCGAGTTCGGGCTAATAAGATGAGATTTGTTACGATATCTGCTAAAAACAAGTTGTTCAACGGCTACCAAACCCATCGGTGGTTGCCTTTCAATCAATATATACTCACACTGTTCAAAATATTCTTCGTAAAGTACGAAAACATGTTCCATCCAATCTGAAAAAGTTTTACTATGGTGTAGAGTACAATCTTTCCTAGAAGTGCCACTTCTATGTGGAAATTTTGTGATATCAAGGAGATCCATAAAAAGAATTTCCTTGAGTTTAAACTCTTTGTCCGCGATAGAAATAGTTATACCGAGATGAGTTATACCAACATCAATACTTAAAATTCTATATATAACTTCATCTTCGATAATATACTCAACCTCGTCCTCCCCCAACGATAATTGTCTTAACTGTTTTTGAAGATTACAAACATCATTTTCTAAAGCACACATTACAATTAAAAGGATTAACATCTTTAAACCACCCACACATTTACTTAACTATGGAAAAGTTAAGTAATTAACACCTATTAAAGAAGTGTTCCCAATATATAAATAAAATGCCTAAAAAGAAAAATGTTCACATATCAGCGCTAATGATGGTCAAGAACGAGACTAAACGTATTCGTGTTAGTTTGGAAAGTATAAAAGACACTGTTGATTCCATTGTTATTTTTGACACTGGTTCCACGGACGATACGATAAAAATAATTACAACTTTTTGTAAAAATAATAAAATTATTTTAAGATTGAAAGAAGGAGAATTCGTAGATTTCTCAACATCCCGTAACGTATCTCTTGATTTTGCCGATAGTTTTGAAGAGATTGATTTCCTTCTTCTCCTTGACACAAACGATGAACTTCGCGACTCAGGACAGTTAAGGGATTTTTGTACACAACAAAAAGATACAGTAAATTCTGGTTTCCTGTACTGTCAAGAATGGTGGAGTGGACAGTATGATAAATATTTTAATATCCGACTTGTAAAGGCCCACAAAGGATGGAGATATCGTGGTTCTGTACACGAGTGGATGAAAAATACCGGGGTTGAAGAAGGGGAGGAACCCCCTGTAATAAGAGTACCAGACTCAACTGTTATTTATCAAGATCGTACACAGGATGACGACAAGTCTGGGAAGCGTTTCATTAGAGACAAAGTTCTCCTTCTCAAAGATCACAATGAGAATCCTACCGACCCACGAACATCCTTTTATTTAGCACAAACATGCGCGTGTCTTAACCAACTCGAAGACGCCTTTTATTATTACAAAATAAGAGCAGGGTTGGATGGCTTTCAAGAAGAAAAATTCCACTCTCTTCTCAGATGCGGTGATCTGTCTGAGAAGTTACTACTAGATTGGCACGATTCAATGACATGGTACATGAAGGCATTTGAACACAGTCAACGGGTTGAACCTCTTCTTAAAATCGCGGAACACTACAAATACTTTAAAAATTGGTTATTGGCATTTACATTTCTTAATACCGCATGTAAACTCAAATATCCAAACCATGCTATGTTGTTTGTTGACAAAAGATCTTATGATTATAAACGGTGGCATTTAATGGGAATTGTTGGGTTCTATTGCCAACAATACGCAGAAGGAATGGACGCGTGTGACATCGCTATTAAAACAGGTATCAATAAGGAACTAGATATGAAAAACATGGAGCATTACAAGAATCACACGGAATCCAAAGGAAAGAAACCGAATCAAACAAAAAAAGAATTTATTAATGAACACATGAATACCCTCAAAACAGAAAATCCAACATTATCTCAAAAACAACTTTTGTCAAAGTGTAATAAACTGTGGAAGAAAAGATGAGAAAATTTTAATTGTTATAATTAACAATTAAAAATAGTTTGAAAATATTTAGTACATATCGGCCATACCAGAAACTGTTTTGCGCATAGTCATACCGTTTGTCTTTGCACGGACAACGACCTGTTCAACGATCTTCCTCTTTTTACTCCTTTTCTTTTTGGAAGAAGACAACTCCGCATACTTTGCATAATAGGCAAGTGTTGAACTTTCGGCTTTCTCGACCGGTTCAGTTACCGTCCTACGTGCTGATTTCTTCATTGAGAATGACATTTTTTATTATATCCAAATATATCTTTTAAATTATGTTAATGGATACTTGTAGAATTAAAAGGTTCATTTGTTTTATAATAATGACCCAACTTAGTTCTGGAAAGGCTTTTCAAAGTACCATTACCCCTCATATTAATAAAAATATTAACTAGGATATCTCTGGCAATTCTAGGATTCATAAGGATCTTATTCATAATAGGATCATCGTCAAGACCGATGGGATTTACACCGTAAACCGGATCACATCCAGTCTGCCTGTCAAATAAACATTTCCCGCCTGTACATCCACCGGGATCGTTCACCCAATAACTAATAAGCGGTGAGGTCGCTACCGTCGGATCAAAATACTCGTACTTTCTGGTACAATTACCCATAGACACAAGATACTTTTTAGCGGCGGTGTTGTAAAGTAAAGTTTCCCCACCATTCATAGAAACCTGATGAATACCGCTCATTAATCCACGATGTTCAATATTATTTGGGATATCTACACTGGTGTTCATGGAAGCCTCTTCACAGTGCTTATCCCATTTTTCCGAACAATATGTAGAAAGATATTCCTGACACGGTTTGCTGTGTTGTCCGAATGAATCTGAATGTCCACCGTGCAAAAACCTCTGGTCTGTCGTACTATCTATACAATACGTTAACGGGTTATCAATATGATTATAGGTGTTTGGCACCATTTCTGATATAGTTCTATATTCAGATCTGCTCATCTTTATTATAGGACTATATTTTTTTTGTATCAGATTAGAAACTTTTGAACTTTCAAATATAAAATTGATTAAAAGATTTAGTGTTTTATTAAGAAACAACAATCATGTCTACCATTTCAAAGAAAAACGAATGTAAAATCCAGCCTCGCTTCGAGACGTCAGGCCCTCCCCCAATGGACTCAGTCGGTCTATTCACATACTTGAGAACGTATGCTCGCCGTCACGATAGTAGTGACCCCAACAGCACAATCGAGTCGTGGGAGGAGTGCCTAACCCGTGTGGTTTTGGCAACGAATACTCAACTTAACGTCGGATTCACCGACGAAGAGCAAAGCGAATTTTTTAACTTACTATACAACCTTAAATGCTCTGTCGCCGGGAGATTCCTGTGGCAACTTGGAACTGCCACCGTAGACAAAATGGGACTTATGTCTCTCCAGAACTGTGCCTTCACTGTTATTGACAATCCCGTTGAACCCTTCGTTTGGGTTATGAACTTTCTAATGCTCGGGGCAGGCACTGGTTACCGTATTCTTCCAGAAGACCTTGCGAAGTTTCCAATCGTCAAGAACGTTCTAATCACCCGCAAGGAAACAAACGACGCCGACTTTATCGTACCCGACTCTCGGGAGGGATGGGTGAAACTTTTGGGGAAGACTCTAAAGGCACACTTTTATTCGGGGGAGAGTTTCAACTACTCGTGTATTCTTCTCCGATCGAAGGGTGCTCCCATCAAAAGTTTTGGAGGTCTATCTTCCGGTCCGGAGGTTCTGTGCGACGGTATTACCAAAATCAGTAAGGTTCTCAACAACCGTGCTGGTAAGAATATGAGACCCATTGACGCCCTTGACGTGATGAATCTTATCGGACAGATTGTTGTGTCCGGTAATGTGCGTCGGTCGGCACAGATTGCTCTTGGTGATTGTAAAGACAAAGAATATATTTCAGCAAAGCGTTGGGATCTTGGAAACATCCCCAACTACCGATGCTACTCAAACAACTCTGTCATCTGTAACGATATCGCAGAGGTCCTTGACAACGAGGAGTTTTGGCAGGGTTACATCGGCAACGGAGAACCTTACGGTCTCATCAACATGAAACTGTCCAAGTCTTGCGGACGTCTTGGTGAAACTCAGTACCCAGATACCGACGCCAAGGGTTACAACCCGTGTGCTGAGCAGACCTTGGGTGACGGTGAGACCTGCTGTCTGGCGGAGATTTATCTTCCAAACATTGACACAAAGGAGGAACTCTTCAAGTGTGCGACATACCTTTACCGTGTGTGTAAGCACTCCCTAACCCTTTCTTGTAAGGACAGCAAGAAAACCGAGGAGATTGTACACAGGAATATGAGGATGGGGCTTGGTGTGACTGGTTACCTTCAGGCTTCCGAAACACAGAAGTCATGGCTAACCGATTGCTACACCCACCTGAGGGCGTTTGACAAAGAGTATTCCATCAAACACGGATTCCCTATCTCCATCAAACTCACAACTTGTAAGCCATCTGGGACACTTTCCCTTCTGGCTGGTGTCACTTCGGGTATTCATCCCGGATTTGCTCGGTATTACATTCGCCGTATCAGAGTCGCTTCTGAATCGCCCCTCATCGAGACGGCAAAGAATCACGGATATCCTTGCGAATACCAGCGGAACTTTGATCAGACCATTGACACCCGCACTCAGATTATCTCGTTCCCGTACACTCTCCCCGAGGACACCGTCTTTGCGGAGGATTGCACAGCTGTTGACCAGCTTGAATACGTAAAGCGACTTCAGACGGAGTGGAGTGACAACAGTGTTTCTGTAACGGTTTACTATCGTAAGGAGGAACTTCCCCAGATTAAGCAGTGGTTGAAGGAGAACTATAACAACAACGTGAAAACGGTCTCCTTCCTTCTCCACTCTGACCACGGATTTCAGCAGGCACCGCTTGAGAAGATTTCAAAGGAAGTTTACGACGAGATGGTTGCCAAGACCCGCCCAATCAACGATGTAACTGGTATCTGTTTCACACCAGAGGACGAAGACCTGCTAGGAGAGCAGGAATGCGAAGGCAACTGTCCCTTGAGATAGTCGGTGAACACATCCCAAATAAACATTTTGATTTATAAATAAATATTATTAATATAAAACCAAACAATGGATTTTATATTTTGGAGACAGTATAAAGACACCAGTTATTTAGTATCATCTAACGGGCTTGTTTACAGTAACAAATCAAAGAAAATACTAAAACCTTATATTTCGTGTGGATACAAAGAAGTTTATATTTACAAAAACGGCAAACGAAAATATTCTCAAATTTTTTAAGTTTTTCAATATATAAAAGTTTCAAAATCTAAGGGTTTTTTATCTCCTCCTCCTTTTAATGAATATTATTCTAATTAGAATAATATCTTGAAACCCACTTAACCCTTGAAATTAATCAAAAGCCATTCTTGTATAACACCAATCTTTTCTGGTGTATTGGCACACTCAATAAAAGTTTTTATATCTTGATTACAATACCTTTTGTAAACAGTCCACATAGCCGAACCACACATAGGTATTAGATATCTATCACCGACCGTATCCATCATATTTTCACCAAACTTATCGAGTTCTTCTTG